GATGAAAATCACCACTAGCCAGGCGCGCGGCACGTACGCTTACTCAACACCGGGGATGTACAACATGCCCTTCAGCGACGGATATCTGTAATTGTAGCGACGCAAAGGGTTGTAGAGCTGTACACGTGCTGGGAGCTGGGAACGGCCAGGGACGTAGGCTGGATCCACCAGGGCGGGCCATCTATTGCGTTGGATCGTCACGTCAGTGCCCCAAGCGGATTGGATGGCGGCAGCTAGCGTTGAGAAGGTGGCGCCATTATTATTCATGGTACAGTAGCCGAAGTAGACACGGCGCGCGGTAATGGGCACACTGATCTGAGGAATCGGAGCACTGAAGGGGAAGGGAGGTATGCCGGTGGGTGAGATTCCTGAGAGCCAGGCGTCAATGGCCGGTGCCTCCGAGATCTGTCCGAAGGGTTCGTGGTAGTGAATTGAGTAGAGGAAATGACCCATCTCAATCCGCACTCGCGTTCGACCGGCTTGGACCATGGGCCACACGTGATCACGGAAGTTCGCAACGGACACCTGGAGAACGCTGATGGGGTAGATCCAGTCACCCTCGACCGGTTGGGGATTGCCATTATCATCACGGATCATCGGCGACAGGCCGCCAGGCTGGGGAATGATCATACCACGTTGACCGACGACGCGGACACCAGGATTTCCACGGACGATAAGCGGCAGACCGACAGGGTTCATGGGATCCCAGTTGTTGTTGGTGGCGTTTTGAGCTAGGATGACATCACCACGCGCGATCGCCCATAGGTTAGGCTCGTTCACCATCACCTGTGCTGTGACTTGCATGGCTTCGTGGATGAACGAGGAGTCGGGGGCGGTGTGCACTCGTTCAACGACGCCGTTTTGACGGATGTAAGCCACCGACAGATCAGCCACTCTAGGGTCACCATACAAGCCAATACCCTCGATGAGAGAACCGTCGACGTCGAAAGCTGTTTTGAACATGTCGTCGACGGCTTTGAGCAGATCAGCGGCAGTACTCCCGGAGGCGTTGTACTGATTAAAGGCCTGGAGGGGACGGGGCACTTGGAAACCGTCAGGGACACACTGAGAGATGATGGAACGAGCGCAGACGAAGGCCTCACTAGCGACAACAGCCCGCTGATTACGTGTAAAGATCCCCTCGGACAGGAACATGGGCGTGATGGCTGACCCATAGTGATATGAGGGGATCAGTGTGGCATCGGTTTGACCGCACAGCATGGCTACCACGATGGCCGCTGGGTCTACTGGGAGTGAATTCGCCAGGGTTGGCATGGTGACGATCGGATCGACGGCGACGTCGGCACGGAGTTGGGGGTCCACTCTAGACACCATGACGTTGGTGATGACCTGATTGGGGTCGAGTCGGGAGAACGGGACCTGGAATGGAGGGACCACGGTGACGCCACCGACTACTGCTACCTCGGTAGGACACATCCGCTCGATGTAGAATGGCGTCATGGTCTTCACCTGTCGTAAGGCGGACATCAGACCGATGAGCGTGCGACGAGTGGTGTCACCGACGATGGTTGCCACGTAACGTGAGTTGACCACGCCGATGTAAAAACCGAACACGTTGTCGATCCATCGGGACATCGCTGAGTCGTAGGTAGGCCCAACAGTGATGCGAGGCAATGGCTGAGTAGGCCACGGGTACGCCAATTGGTTAGCGGGGAGGAAGAGATTGGCGGAGCCGAGACGTCCACTACCGAACTGCACAACGCCAGGTTGTGGCCAATGGGCATGGATCATAGTGGCCAGTGCGTGGAGCAGGGGGGTTCTGTTCCGATCGAGGGTGGTGGGGTCAACAAAACCGGGAGGCCACACCTCAGGATGACCGAACTGGACGGCGGGAGTGGACTGGGTCATGCCAGGAGCTGGAATGATGATGGGCTCCGGTTGCGCGAGCAGGTTTGCCATAGACATGAAAGCTTTCACAGCTGCATGGGGATCCGTCGTCATCGGGGCGGCGAGCATGACGATAAGCGACTTCCAGATAGCCGGGATGCTCGTAATGGACTGGGTGGGGTCCGGGTACGCGTCAGCGGAGATGAATGTCTGCACTAGACCGCTATATAGCCACCCAGCGATGCAGCGGTAGAAAGCGGAGTAGTCGTTCCCCAGAGGCTTTAGGAGACGAGTCAGCTCACCAGTGGGCGATGGTACGATGGTGGTGGTCTCGGGGACACGCTTGATAGCCTCTGAGAGAATACGGGGTTCCATGCGCAGGGGGGTGATACCCATGATCAATGTGGCGGCGGCCTCGATGAGGGGAAGCGCGGCTGAGGTGTTGTTGGCGACGTTCAGAAGGTTGAGGACCTGGCCGAGCTGCAGCGTGGGCGTAGAGGCGGCCCAAGGACAAAGGATGGTGTCCGTCTGAGCGAATGGGATGGAGGCGGCCACGAGTTGCTGGGACACGTCCTGAACGATTTCCATCACCGAAGCAGGGTCCAGATGCATACTGAACAGCATGTTATGGTACATCTCACGAATTGCAAGCGTTAAGTCATCGCATAGCTCGTAGGTGTCAATGTGTGCGCTGACATCGCCAGATACGTTCTGAGCGCGACCGATCCGACCGACTCGTTCAGGGATGGCCTCGTCAAGGAAGATGGCATTCCTGTTAGCCTCCATCAGGACTTCACGGCCGGGATAAGCGACAGCGAGCAGCTCCTTATCGTCAAAGAACCGGATGTAGCGTCCTCGCGACCTGGGAGTCTGGTCCTGAGTGAGGGGAGTGGACTTGTTAATTTTCAAATTCGAGAGGACGAACTTCAGGGTCAGCATCAAGGCATTCGCTCTGAAAGTGTGGGGGTTGAATTGCATATCCTTGACGTAACCTTTCGAGAGCACGGTAGTATAGGCCGATACAGCTCCATGGGTGGGGGGAGACAGGCGCACGTCCAGGTGGCGAGACGCGGAGTCCTTAGCTGCCCATCCAGTGTGACAGATGAGATGATTGACGGCACCCTCCGGCAATGCTGGGATCATCTGAAGAGTTTCCATGAACCAGGTGAAGCCTACGAGCTCTCGTTGTAGACCGGCAATGGAGATGGTGTCCGAGGCGAGGAAAGAAGTGCAAAGACCGGAGTCCTCGACGATGAGCAGGGGTGCTTTGGCGACTGATTCACCCATGTATTTATTCAGTGCGTCGGTCGCAATGGTCGGGGCGAGCAGGCGCAGATCCTCCCAAGTGAGCAGCCATGACTCGATAGCCTGGTTGATTGCTGGCGATGTGACTAAAGATCCGGCACCCGTTCGATGCTCTGTGCGTACATGTTCAGCAAGTTGGGTCATGGATGAGAATTCGGCACCGCATTGTTGACAGCGGAGTGAGGAGGGGTTGACGATCGAAACTGAGGCTGCACCGGCAGGGTTGTGGACAGTGGAGGCGGGCTGGTTAGAGGAAGCAAGTTGAGCAGCATTCTCGGAGATCGGGGTTACGGAGATGTCACCGTCATTCGTGACGACTGAGGACGGAACTTTGTCAGCAATACCAGCAGGACCTAGCTGAGCGGAGGTGAGGTTAGAAGCGTGTTGGGCGGCGTCAGCGCTTGCAATGGTCGGAGCGACGGTGGTGTCAACAGTGGTGTCTGTAGCGGCATTGTTAGGTGGAGTGGCAGTGGTAGCGACCTCGGTGGCGCGTACGTTACGCGAGGTGCGTGGCATGATGCGTGATGATAAAAC